ACACCACCGTCCCACGATACACTGATCGGAATCTTGGACTGTTCTTTGGTGTAACGTGACTTGTCCACCTTGATCACAAAGTCATAACCTGTAACCTCAGTACCAGTCTTGTTCTGTCTACGACCGATGATCCAGATGTTGTCGGCACTATAGTAGATACCAGTACCACCAGATACCACGTCTTTAGGGAACAGACCGATCTCTTTGTACGTATGGTTGATCGCAATCATTGGGATCTTCTTCATATTCAGATACGGTGTAGTCATACGGAACAGAGACTTGAACGCCTTTGCACGTGACATATCTGCAACTGACTTCTCGTTGATCGCATCGTCCAGTTCTTTCTTAGATGCAAGGTTACCGACCGAATCGATTACAATGATCACATCGTCCTTCTCATCCAGTGCTTCCAACTGGTTGATCAGATCGAACTTCAACTGTTCTACATCCTTGATCGGACAATGTAGTACACGGTCAGTAGGAATACCGAACTGTTCGAAGTATGATTGAGGTGAACCAAACTCGGAATCATAGAACAACATCACTGCATCTTTCTTCTTTTCAAGATAAGCGCCTGCCATTAATAACGCAAACGATGTCTTGAAGTGTTTACTAGGCCCCGCGAGTACGGTCAACCCAGGCGTAACACCACCCTCAGTAGACCCAGACAATGCCACGTTGATCATTGGCACGTCAGTAGGAACCATGTCCACTTCCTGAAAGAACTTACTATCTTGGAGGATCGCAGTCTCTTTGATCTTAGACTGTTTCCTCAGTTTATCCATCACACTCATTCATCATCTCCAAATGTTATATTGTTAACTTTCTCTCGATCATCTTTTTCATACCCTTTACGATAACCATTATTAATTCGAATGACTTCTTTAATCATATCGAAACATACTACATTATCACCCTCACCCATTTCAGAAAACTTTAGGAAAGCAGCGATATCTTTGGGGAAACATGCACCCCCGAATCCACGTTTACCATCATAGCCAGGCACTCGTGTATGTCCAACACCAACTCGTTTGTCAGCACCCATCGCACGTGTGATTACATTGTAACTACACTGGTACGAATTAACCAGATCATAGAACTGATTGAAGAACGTTACCTTAGTTGCTAGGAACGTGTTCACACCGTACTTAACGAATGATGCCTCATGGGCAGACATACGGAAATACTTAGTAGATTCACACAGACTGAACACTTCGTACATGTTAATCAAGTCAGTAGTGGCAGAATCTGCACCACCGAATACATGGAACTCTGCGTTGACGAACTGTTCTTCGGCCGCCTTCTCAGTCAGAAACTCTGGATTGTAGATAAGACGATTGACTGCCTCATCATTCATACTGTTCATCAAACGATCTACCACATCTGGTGTAATTGTTGATTTGATAACAATTAATGATCCAGTATGGGTTGCAAGTTTTAGTACAGCTTCTTCTACAATAGACGCATCTACCGTATGGTTCTCACTCATGGGCGTAGGCGCACAAATGAATACTACATGTGCGTCCCACTCCAGTAGATCATCTACAGTTGTCCCTACCTTGGGATCTGCGATTCTCTTCTCGACCAGTGGATGTGTAAATGCGTAGTCTACCGCCCTACCAACAAACCCGTGACCAACAATGCCCAATCGAAACTTGTTCATTGGACTGATCGGTTGGGTGTGATGGGGTGCAGGCATATCACTGATCTTCCTACCCGCACGTTTAGGTGTTTCAGGTAGATACTTGTCAAAATCATCTGCCACTATGATACTCCTTATACCATTCGTAAAAGTTAGCGACACCAGTCTCAATATCTGTTGTTGGTTTATAACCAAGTTCTTGTAACTTCTCGGTGTTACTCCAAGTCTCTAGAGTATCTGCGGGATGTCGGGGTGCAAGATTTACTTGCGCCTCATGTCCCACATTGTCACCGATCGCTTTCACAAAATCCATCAGATCAACCTGTGCGCCATAACCAATATTAAAGATCTCGTTAGTCTCGATGTCATCTTTCTGTAGGATGATCTCAATCCCATCAATGATATCTTCGACATAAGTGAAGTCTCTTTTCATATTACCGTAATTATACACGTCTATGCTCTGATTGTCAAGCGTTTTCTTTGTAAATTGGAACAGTGCCATATCTGGACGACCCCAAGGGCCATAGACAGTGAAGAAACGGAGACCTACATTGCGGACTCCAGATATAGCAAACTGTAACTCGTTGATGTACTTCGTGTACGCATATGCATTACGTTGTTTAGCGGTGGTCAGATCTTCTGTCCAACCCTCGTCTGGAATAGGAGTTTCACCATATACCGAACTCGTAGATGCATAGACTATGCGTATAGTCGTACCCTTACAAATCTCGATGAGATTCTGAGTACCATCAATATTGTTAGAATGATACGCACGTTCCTTACCGAACGAATCTCTCACGCCCGCATGGGCGGCAAGGTGAACGATCTGATCCGGTGAAAACGTATCAATAATTTTCTTGAGTGTGTCGTAGTCCCGTAGATCACATACTTTGATGTCTAACTCAAAGTGTTGTGTCCGGTCTACCTTTAGTTGTGGTTCGTACAAATGGTCATTGTAGTTATCAATTCCCAGTACTGTGGCGCCTTTACTTCTCAATCTGTTCATTAACTGCGAACCGATGAAACCAGCCGCACCTGTAATTAAAATCTTCATTATACTGTCCTATCCGTTTCTGTAAACATATTCTAATGCCCTGTCTGCCTCTTTGATAAGAGGTCTGTTCTCATACCAGTTACCTGTCTCCGAATCGAACTGTTGACACATTTCTGCGATTTCGTTTGCGGAGATGGGATACCCTTTACTTATAGCGTGGCCAGCTATTGCAACCATGATCTGATACATTTTGTGATACCACCCTGTACCAGATATTGCACGGTACTCAACTCCCAAACGTTTTGGAAAGAATGGACAATCGTGGTAACTCGACCAACTGAAATTGGTATTGTCCAATTGATCTTTACGGTGTGCGATTACCGCATTCTGCATTTCTTCGGGTAGTCTATCTAAGAAACTATTCCCAGACTTAACTTCATACTTATGAGTGGCCATAAGTGAATCAGTGTTAATAGTATCGCCACTGTGACTAAAGTAAAAGTTATTTGCATTAGGATAGTCCGCAGGAACGTAATACATTCTAGCGAGATCCTTAGTTTGTGGATCTCCGATGTCTCCAAGTTCTTTATTGAGTGCGTACCAGAAGTGTTTGATTCTATCTTGCGGTATAGCGTTGTCAAGATCGAATACAAGTCTGAACTTCGGTTGATCATTCTTCGAACTAGCAGTACTATAACAAATGAAAGACCAACGACCAAACCTATCAACCAACTCATTCTTTACCCCTTCTACAGATGTATCAGAAAAGGTATAGTCATCGACATCAACAGCACACCAATTGCCCCAATGAGTAACAGATTTATTACTACGTGTAGTACCTTCCTGAAACATAGCAGGAGTAATAAGAGGACTAGAGTTTCTACCACCTTTCTCACCTTTTTGATTAGATAGCCCGAACAACAACTCATCGAACTCGACCCATGATTTTACTGAGACGGTTCGATGCGTTTTGTTGTCAAACTGATTTTTAAATATAGTTAATTCGTACATAGGTACCCATTATAACACAGCATGATATAGTTTGTCAAGCATTATCCGAAGAAGTCTTCTAACGTGGCCTTCGGTTCGTCTTCCCATCCGACCGCATCCAGAATCGGGGTCAGTGGATCTAGGAAAGTTTTGTTGAACATCTTGTCGTAATCTACGTACTGGTGCAGATCCAGTTCCTTGGGTAGGTTGAGAGGATATGATATAACGTTCTCACCTAGACGGTTGGGCATCTTGAGGTAGACAAACTTGACCTTAGATCCGTTCTTGATTAGTTCGTACCTTTTACTTAGTCCCTGACTAACTACAGAGTTATTGTACATCAATGCACCACGCACGTGGATCGGTGTGCCTTTGGAATAGACAGTCTTCTTGTCTGCCCACTTGACCACGTCAGATACTCCACGGGGAAACGAGATATCTTCGGGAGGCATTTGTTTGAACGCCTGTTTGAAGTCTGAGATATATTGTTGCGTCTCCGTCTCCGTCCCGTTAACAATTACACCGAACACTTCCTTGAACTTCTCCCGCACGACTTGGGGCGTAGATGACTTGACCGCCTCGATACCCATCATCTTGAGTTTGGGTTTTGCGTACTGGACACCTTCGTTGTTGTGTACGTTTAGGATGTACCGTTTCTTTGCAACCCAGATACCTTTATCCGCGATCACCTCACGTTCCATCTCCATGCGATTCTCATATGCATTGGTGGTCTCGGCCAGTTCCGCATACGATTCACGGAGAATCTTCTCGAAGTGTTCGTGACAGATCTTGTCTAAGAATTTAACAGGATCTTTAGGACTGAACTTATCAACAAGGGGAGACATGCGAATGTAAACACTATCGGTATCCATTGCGATAACGTAGTCTTCTTGAGTTCCCAGTATTTTCTGCATCTCATCGTTCACTGCCCTCTCTGCCCACTTGATAGATAACTGACCCGCCAGAGTGATGGACTCCGCAACACGTTGGTCAAAGTAACGGAACCAACGATTACCTAGCGCACCATACAGGGAGTTCATAAGAATCTTGATCGACATCTGTTGGTTGTCCAACTGTGAGATCTTGTTGGTGAGTTCCTTGGTCGGGTTCTTCTCGAACTCTTGTTTAGATTCCAACATTTGTTTCTTGACAATCTTACGTTCATCGGAATACTGTTTAATGATAGTAGGTACGATACCCGTCTTAGCTTTCGAGAACTTAGAACCAGTCGGTGCGAGAGTATAGTCGCCTTGGTGAGTGACCTCACGGTTAAGGAACTTCTCCACCGATACGTCATTGACGAATCCGTCCAGTACAGTTTCGGGTGACATGTTGTACTGAACAATGATGTTAGGATATAGAGATGCAAGGTCAAAAGATGTGACCCACTCGTGCGACCCAACCACCGGATCTTTTACGTAACCACCCATGAAGTCAGACTTGGGTCGTTCTACCTTGGGCGGACACGCAATCATTTTACGCATCAGTAGTCGGTAGATGATACTGTCCCAGATATTGGTAGTACCAAGGGCATCGATATAGTTCACACCACCACGATAGGCCATCGTCATACACAATTCGATCAGTCCCAGTTTCTCGTCCAGTCTGTCTACGAGTTCCACGTCCTTGATGTTATAGTCAATGAACTTCTGGAAGTCGTGTAGGTACAGAGAGTGGAGTGAACCGTGTTCTTCATAGGACAGTTTGCGTTCACCCAGAACTACGTGGGCGATGTTATCCAGTCGGTAAGACTCTTGGCGTCCCCACGTATTGAGAGTAAACTTCTTGAAGATCTCAAGGTAATCGATCTGTTCTACCCCAGTGATGTTGTAGATCTGAGACTTCATACCCTCGTCAAAGTATGTCGCTTCTGAGACCAGACCCCACGGTGAGAACTTCTTGGCCTGATCGAACCCTGCCAGTTTAGTCATTCGGTTGATGAGATAGGGCAAGTCAAAGGTGCGAGAGTTCCAACCAGTAATAATATCTGGACAGTGAGATTGCCACCAGTCTAGGAAGTTGGTCATCAACGTGACCTCATCTTTACAGATACGGTACGAGACATTGTCGGCCGCATCATAGGATTGCATACCCCATACGTGATACTCGTCCGACCCGCGTTCCTTCATGGTGATAGAGATTACCGGATGGTCTGCCTTGGATGGTTCGGGGAACCCGTCATCAGACTCGACCTCGATATCGATAGTCCAGATAGAAACCTGAGTAGGATCAAATCCGATTACGCCAGGATATTGTTCCGCGATAAACTGTGTGACATAGTTGGTGGTACCGAAGATCTTGAAGTTCTCGACACCATCGTAACGTTTGGCGAAGTCACCCGCCTCTTTCATGTTACCGAACGTGATCGGTTCTACGTTAGATCCGTCCAGACCAGTCCAACGCGATTCGCGCTTGTTGGAAGGAACAAACATCGTAGGTTTGAATGGGATCTTCTTCTTGACACGGACACCGTTCTCGATCCCGCGATATAATAGATTGTTGCCGTAACGTGCAACTGACGTGTAAAAATCCATATGGACTCCTCATAATGTAGGTGGTATTATAACACAGCTGGCCGGTATTGTCAATCAATAACGTGAAAATATGGATGTCTTTCCCAAGGTTTTTTTCTGAACCTATCTACGTACCCAGTATGGTCTTGTGTCACCTTTAATGATTTCTTAATTACTTGGGTGGTGGGTATTGGAACCCATTCAAGTGATTCTTTTTTGTCTTTGATTTCTTCGGGGGTGAAGGGTGGATTGATTCCTCGATCAAGGTTATAGTCGAAGTTGTAGATCCTTCTCATGTCTCTATCAGTTTTACCCCTACCCAGTTCTGTACAGTTATGCCAAGGGGCAACGAAAGTCTCGTATCGGAGTTTATACTCTTCGTCTCTACAATAATGATCGGTGATGTAGGTTTTGAACAATCTCTCCATACAGGCATATGGCCCACCATTGATAGGGAAACCCTGATTATCACCTTTAGTCAATATATGATGTGACCATTGAGCAAAGGACTTATCGATCCGATAACAACCCATGAACAGACCTATGTTAGAATACACATGAGTGAGTCGGTGACTGAGGTAGACTTGTCGTCTGAAGTTATCTTCTTGTTCTGGAAGCAAGAATGTATCGTGTTCCGTTACCCAGAAGTCTTCGTCTGTGAGAGAACGTTGTCTGATCAATTCGAAATGGGAACATATCCCAGCCTTCTCTGAAGGACTCATTTGTCGATTGTTGCGGTCTTTCTTATCTTGTCCCGCAAGACTGACTTTCCAGTTATACTTTGATTCGATGTTTTCCCAATCTTCGTGTTGGGGAGTGATGGCTTCGAAAGGTACTATTTCTACTATGTCTGATACTGGTTCGAAAGACTTTTTAGATATTTCGTGATACTCCATCGAGACAGGATTATCCGACATTACTATCTGGTAGAACTTGAGTTTCTTTCTCATAACAACCTTATAAAGAAAGGGGCCATTGCTGACCCCTTGTAATTTTAAACTAGTGGTGCAAGTGCAAGTGCAGTAGTAGCAAACGCCACTATAAACAATGCGACTTCCATTACCCACTCGGCCGAGTTTCTGCACGACCGTGATCTAAGGGCTTTCATATTTAACCTCGAAAAATTAAGTGATAGAAATTTTACGAGGACGCTTCTCTTCGGGTAATACTACCTTCAAATTAATGACAAGTATACCATTACTGTAAGAAGCTCCGTCTACTTCGACATATTCACTCAAGCGGAAAGTCCGTCTAAACTTCTTGGTAGAGATCCCCTTGTGGAGGTATTCGCCCCCTTCCGGTTGTTTACTCTCACCGCTGACGCTCAACGATCTTTCTTTCTGCTCTATACCCAAATCATCTTCTTCGAATCCGGCACAGGCCAGTTCAATAGAGTATTCGGTTGCACTTCGTTTGACAATATTGTGCGGGGGATAATTATCCTTCGCATGTCTTGAAATGAAATCGAGTTCGTCCAGTAGATGATCAAATCCTACAAAGGATGCTCGTGGAAATAGTTGTGATGCTTTTGTATTAGTCATATTGTTTCTCCAATATATTATTGCAAGAGTTATACGGGTACCGAACCATTCGCATACCCGCCGTTATTTATACTTAGTAATACTTTTGTTAGACGTTATAACTAAAAGTAATGACCTAGAAGTATACACTAGGGTCTGGATTACCTTCGACACCAAAACTAAATGTTACCCGACTAATCTCTGGTACCACTTGGTGATGTGTGCCACGGGGAATCCATATGTAATCGCCAGGCTTGAAGTCGAAGAACTCGTCATTGTTGACACCTTCAACCTTCAGTTGTAACGTGGAGATTACCTGAACCAAGAACACGTCCATCGAATCTTTGTGCCAAGGATAACTATCACTAGCATATCCAAATCCACTAAACGCAATGTTTGTGATCTTGTTTCCGTGTAACGCAAATGTATCTTGCATTTCTGCCTCGATCTTCTTTGCGAACTCTGGTGCGGATGGTCTATCGTGAAAGGCATTAAGACCTATCCGCATTTTACTGGTGTTGGTATCACAAGCGTCTTTTGGGTGAGTATCCAACATGGCCATATACTGAGACCAGTCATATGTCATTTCGATAGGAAGTGTACCACGGAAAGGTCTCTTCTCCGCAATACAATCTTCTTTATCATCTCCGTCAAATATACCAAAAAATTCCATCACTTGTTACCTATATTATATTTCGGACAGAGTTCCCACTCGTCCTTCTCCTTAAATCCAATGATTTTAATCTGTCGCATTGGAGCGCAGTCTTTTGCAACTTCGGGTGTCTGGATCTCTACGAGTCCCCAGTCAGCCAATAGTGTTGCGATAGTGTTTCTTCTCTGAATGTCCGATAGTTCGAGGTTAGATTTCTTGCCATCCAACATAAACAATTCTTTGAAATGCACAATAAAGTATCTTCCCTGTTTGTGCAATATATGACAACTTTGAAATAATTTATTCTCTTTACGAGACGCAACGCCAATTCTGGTAAGTGTTTCCCTTACCTTGAGAAAGTCGTCTGGTTCCGTCAAGGTTATCTCTAACATTTTAGAGACACTCCATTCTACGATATTATTTTCGTCCACCTTTTTTCACCTTATTTTTTATTATTGCAACTTGATCGGAGGATAAGAGAGGGAGGATCTGAATGGCTTTAGCATTACTATATCCATAATATTCTCTTACCGCATCAATGTCACTGTCAGTTTCGGGTTTAACCCATTTGGAAAACCTTTTACGTTTCCTAACTATATTTAGTAAAAACTGAAATTGTAACCTTGCATCAACTTGCCAATAACGATTCATTTCATTTGCAAATAAAACAGTGTCATTGAAGTAAGATAGTGACCGATTGATCATGAAAGGATTGTAGGCCTTCTCTGACTCGCGATCTATAATTATATCTTTTTTCTCGAACGTGATCTGTTTTACTATCTCAAAAGGATTCATATTTGTTCTACCTTAGTACCACATTTGTTTAGGAAATTAATACCGTCATCACACCTCAAGTGAGGTGATCGGTAATAGACAGTACTAATGCCTGACTGATAGATTAATTTCGCGCAATCCATACAGGGGGCGGTTGTTGTATATAGATCCGCATTATAACACGATTCCATACTTCTGGCAACCTTTGCGATGGCATTAGTTTCCGCATGTAGTACCTCATCCTTGGTAGTCTGTTCCAACTGTATGCCCTTCGTAGGACTCCAACCCCTCGGATAAACTATGTGTTCACAAGCATTATCCCATCCGGAAGGCATACCGTTGTACCCTATACTTATAACACGATTATCTTTAACAATAACGCAACCGACCTTTAGTCGTTCCGCAGATGAAAGTTGTGCGTATCTCTCTGCGACTTCCATATGTGCTTTCTTCCACTTATCTACCATGAGTGTATATTCCCCGCTATGATAACGAAACAAGTTATGAAATTAACCAGTACAACTACGGTGCGAATCATTGCGATCTGATCAGCCTCACGATCGGTAGTTCCCTCTTTCTCACCAAGGGATTTTGCCCATAGTCTCCAAAGACGTTTACGTGTCGAATCTAACATTCTGCATACCAAAGTTGAAAGTCAGTTGGGTGCCTTTATCCTCAACATAAGACATTTTATCTTGCCAGTTCTCACATGTATTCAGTTCATGTTTGGTGATCGTATAAGCGTAATGGTTGTCTTGCCATGCCTCTTCGATCTCACCCGCAGTGATTGCTTTGGCCAGATCATCAAAGACACCAGCGATATATGCCCTGTCGGTAGTTCTAGGATAACCAGTACTACCACCACGTTCTAACATTGTTACTACATGAATATCCATTATAAGTACTCCACGTTTGCCATGCATTCTGTGAGACACGCAACCAGATTGACTTCGTGGTCTGCAACAAATGCATTCTTGTATTGATAATCAGCGAGGATTAATACGAGTTGCGGTATTGAGTTAGGGGCCACTCGACCTTCCATAGAGTCATAGACACCACGGAACACTTGAGCGGGTTCGACATCCATATTGTTTACTACCCACGATCGCATCTTCTTGAAGTCCTTACCCTTGAGATGAGTGAAGAGATCATTGTAATTATTAGAAGTTTCGATTAGGACATTGGTTTCTAATGCACCACCAATAGAGTGACGTTGCGCCTCATTGATCACACGTCTCCAGTCGGGAGCATACTTCATGATCAGTTCTGCAATAACGTTGTCAGCATATGTCACGCCTTCCGTATCGAGAATATTCTGTAGACGGGGCATGAACTGTTGACAAAGACCAGCGAGGATCTTCTTACTGTTGTTGAACTCATACACACTACATCGACTATGGAGAGGTTCGATGATCTTGTTCTTGAAGTTACAAGTGAGTATGAATCGACAGTTGTCAGAGAACTCTTCGATGAAACCACGGAGTGCGGGTTGCGTAGAGTTTGCGTTAAGGTAGTCCGCCTCATCTAGGATTACAACTTTGTAACCACCAGAGAGAGATACAGATGAGGCGAACTGTTTGATCTTACCACGTAGAGTATCGATATTACGATCATCGGAACCATTGATGATGATGTAGTCAAGACCCAGTTCATTACACATTGCCTTTGCGACAGTGGTTTTACCAGTACCAGCTCCACCCGCGAACATCATGTTCGGGACATCACCTGTCTCTACGATTTTTTGGAATACTTTTTTGAGGGGTGCAGATAAGATAGTATCTGCGATAGTTGCGGGACGATATTTCTCGACCCATAGAAAGTCATTAGACATTCGATTCTCCATAATAAAAAAGGTATTATATCACAGTTGATATAATCAAGTCAAGCATTAGTGGGACTTTTTATTGAGGAAAAAAATCCATAAAAACCTAACCGATCAAGATTTACTTCTGGCGTAGGAGTACCAGTATCTGAGATTTGGTCATGCGGGTATTAGTTTTAATCCCACGTTTTTCAGCAATGATACGCAACTTAGCTTTAGTAAGTCCGTCAAACTCTTCTGCGCGAGTCGCATCTAGACTACTATGCAACTCTTCGATTGACTTACGTGCAGACTCTATACGATCCTGTGCTTCTCGACTGTTCTCCATAAACTCACGGTTAAACGATTTAGAGAGAAACCATCCACATATGGAAAGTCCAATTAGAATATACACCCCTACAGCAATATCAGTTGCTTCCATCATCCTACTCCTCTGCTTCTTCGGCACCCTGTGCAGCTTCAACCATATTAATCACCTGTACCGCTTGATCACGTAATTGACCAATGGTGGTGAGTTCTTCCCCTTTAAAACCGCCACGTTGTACTACGGTGTCGATTACCGCAACACACGATCGTGCTACACGGTTTGCTAAATCATTCAACTGTTCTTGGTCTGACATGTTATGCTCCATACTTAGATGTTTTTTCGAGTGCAATAAAGTACTCGATTTCTGATTGTTGTGACTTGAACTGAGAGATAAGTTTCTTACTCATTCTTACAGTGAAGTCTTCATTTACTACTTTAAGGTTGTTCACATTCATAATGAAGTTGAACGGTGTCTCACTATCATACGTACCTTCCACGTCAATGGAAAACGCATTTGATGTCGCATCCTTACTATCAATAACTGATAGACGAACCGCACCACTTGCAGGCGTAATCGAAATCTCACTGTGACCCAACACAGATGCCGCACGTTTGACTTTTGATAATGTGTCTATATCTAGTGTAAACGTAACGTCTGCTTCCGGCATGATGATATCCTTGGTAGGAGTGGTCAACATGTCTTTGTCAGTATAGTAGTACTTGATCTTACTACGACCAGTAGAGTCACCTACGTTCACATAGTGTTCTGCGAAAGATAGATTAGGTTTGTCCACCAAGGCCAGTACAGACAAGAATTCGTTGAGGTCATAGATACCAAAGTTATTTGGCATGATCTCTTCGATAGATGTCTGCGACATTACGTTGCGGGCAACAGAGATAGTCTTGAGGTTTTGTCCCTCAGAGAATACGATGTTGGGGTTGATACTCGCATAGTTCTTGAGTACCGTAAGAGTTTTATCAGATAGTTCCATAATTAATTCCTAGATTGATCGGTTGTTAAGTTTCATATTATACCACAGTCGGCTGTCAGAGTCAAGCCGCTTCTTTCATTTTCGAGAAGTTTTTTTCTTTGACAAATTCGATACGTCTCTCGAAAGCCGCATCTTCTAGTTCGCCTTTGTGTGAGATCACAAACACATGGGTATCTTCACCCAGACTGTTAATAATCTTCATCAGATTGTCTACACCATCATCATCCAGAGACGAGTCAAATGTCTCATCCAGAATCAATAGGTTAGTCGCAACTGAATTCTTCATCTTCGCAATCTGTCTCCACGTAAATAGTAGGGATAGATCGATACGTTGTTTCTCACCCTCAGAGAATGAGTCATACGTAAATGCATCACGGTGACGTGATCGAATAGTCTCTTGGAAACTCTCGTCCAAATCAAAGTGTACAAAGAAGTCTAGAATCTGTAGATACTGGTTGGTCAACTGATTGATCACCGGAATGTACTGTTTGATGATCTTAGTTTTGATACCTGTATCTTTAAGCAGTTCTGCATTGACTTGGTTATAAGAGAACTGTTCGTTTAACTTATACTTGTCTTCGGTCAACGTTAGTTCTTCTTCACGTAGACTATCCAACTCTTTGTTAGCCGTTTCTAGATCACCAGTGTCATCGTGAATCCTAGACAACTCTGACTGTACAGCAGAAATGTTCTTTTGTAAACGAGAGATGGTCTGGTTGTTATTGTTCAACTCATTAGTATAATTACGTAACGACTCCATCATGGCATCATAGGATTCTTGGAGAGACCGTTGATCCGCCTCCTTCTCCTTAGCCAAGACCATAGTGTCGTTCAGACCCTTCGCCTTCCTCTTTGCCTTGGCGACCTTATCATCACGGATCTCTTGAGAGATATCCTGATCGCACGAAGGACACACTTCGTTCTCCTCAAAGAACTTAGACTCCTTCACAAGAGACTTGATCTGTGACTTGAACGTAGACATATACTCTGTCAGTTCTTTACTCTTCTTAGCAAGACTCGCAATGTTATCCATGAGAGGTGGCTGACGTTCCGCAATGATCTGCGATAACTCAGTGTTACGTTCCTGTATCTGATCGATCTCAGAACTTATCTCCTCGATCTTTTCTTCCTTCTCATTACGGTATGCGGTATTCACTGCATTCAGATCACGTAGGTATTTCTTCTGTGCATTGACCTTAGTCTTACACATCTCAATGTTGTGATTAACATCGCGGATCTGATCCTTGAGTAGACTGGTCTTCTCTTTGAGGATACTGTTCATCTTAGAGAATACACCGATGTCGAGTAGATCCTCGATCACTTCACGTCTTGCACCCCCAGTCAACTGCATGAATGGGACAAAAGAACTTGATCCAAGAACAACAATCTGGTGGAAACTCTTGTGAGTCAACTTCAGAATGTTCTTCTCTAGAACCTGTTGGTATTCTTTTGCATGTGAGTTCTGATTGATCATGTTACCGTTCTGCCAGATCTCAAAGATATTAGGCTTGATACCACGTACAATCTTATACTGTTGCGCCCCAACCATGAACTCCACTTCGACCATTGTTCCCTTGCCGTTGATTGAGTTTACCAGTTGCGGTTTAGAAATCTTGCGGTGTGGTTTCCCAAAGAGACCGAACGATAGGGCGTCTAACATAGTAGACTTACCCGCACCGTTATGTCCCACCACAAGAGTAGTAGGTGAATTAATAAAGTCTATCTCTGTGAAAGTATTCCCAGTAGACAGAAAGTTCTTGAATCGGAGTTTTTGAAATTTAATCATAGGTACGTATTATACAGGCCTGTGAGTGTATTGTCAAGCGTTTTCTTCTTCAGGTGAATCTTCATGACCATCGTGATTCAAATCAGTTACTTCACGTTGTTTGGTCTTCTGATCCTTCTTACCAAAGATAGCGTCATAGTTATCCATGTACTTCTTGCTGGGGCCCTTTGACTGAATAGTGTCCCCAGTTACATCGTTCTTAGTTGGCATTGACTAACTTTCCACCCTTAGCTGATACTTCAGCAACCACGTCCCCGAACATACCTTTATTCTGGTGACTCATTGACTGATAATTTCTCTTGTCTTTCTTTTTCGAAATCCCAGCTTTCCTCATTAGTTTCGCTTTCTTTCCGTTCATCGTAAAACCTCGTTATATAATATCGGTCTCTCTCGACCATGTTATCAGCATATACACAAGCATATGCACCTCTTACCGAACCTGACGTGTTTACGCCAGACGCATGATACGTGTTACCATCTATACACACAACATCTCCCGCCTTCGGAAATATCGTTACCTCTTTGTGGTTGTCCTTATTCATTATGGTCAAACCACCGTTGTCTTCGGTAACGTTATGTGCAAACATCAAACAATTTACTGTATGATCTTGAATAGGGTTATCTCTGAAGGCAGTTGAATTGTCCGTATGCCACTGAAAACCAAACTCATCGTCACGATACTTCCACACCAACTGATCATTGAATAGGTAAGGTTCGTCTGTCTCTAACAATGTAGTGGCGAGATCGTACATAAATGGTGCCGTATACAGACCCCAAAGAACCTTGTCATACATCGATGCACATCCGACACCGTTCCAATGAGTAGGTGAACCATATACACACGGAGAACCAAGGTCTTTAGTATCACGAATAAGACCAGCTACCTGACCACCGTGATACCTAAGACCTGACACATCGCGAGGTATCAGAAAGTTCTCTATATGAACCCAACCCTTCTCCCGATAATGATTATGATTAAGCGACTTCAATGTTCTCCGCCTCTTTCATCAGCGAAGTAATCTCCTTCTTAATCCTATCCTTGTTTAGATCGGTATTAATATTGTCAACATATGAGTTTACCAAAGTGGCCGTATCGTCAACCTCTAGGTTGTCATCGTCTACTGCCATGCCACCAAACTCAGAGAAGTCTTCGGCAATCTTCAGTTCGTGGATCCTCTGAGACTGTACACGATCTACAAAACGTTCGAAGGTATATGGATCACCCTTGTTAGTAACGATTATCTTAACAAACTTCTCATCAAGATAACGCATATCCTTGAACTTGAACTCATCCATCTTCTCATGATCGTAGTAGATCTTCTCGTGGATCGTGACCGGATTGTGTACCGGAGTCATCTCTCTTGTTTCGGTATCAAGAACGTGGAAGTATTTCTTGTCATCGCAATCAGACCAGAAGAACTCCATCTGTGATCCAAGATAATGAATGTTACCTTGTGACGAACGAGTGTGGAAGTGTCCAGACAATACCATATCGAATCTCTGGAAGTGAGACATACTCATACCACCGTGACACGGAATACCCTTGGACATCTCAAACCCATCTAACTCTAGGTGTGCGCCCACAACAGTTGCTTTTGTGTTCCTAAGAAACTCCAGTGTTTCTTCTTCGTTCTCTGGATTGATCCAAGGTACCAATGCAACATCTAAGTCACCGTACTTCATGACAGTATTGTCAAGGATGACGTTCACTTCATTCATGTAGTGACCCTGTAGTTCCTTGAGGGCATTCAGTTCATTGGTGTTCTTAAAGTAAACATCATGGTTACCCACAATGATATCCATCGTGATACCATACTCCCGCAACTTCTCTAGAAAGATTTTACGGTTGTGTTTTAGGGCCTTGAAGTTAATCGTCTTACGGTTATCGTAATAATCCCCCAGATGTAGAATCTGCGTAATACCGTTCTCGCGTAGGTACGGGAAGAACACATCTCTATAGAACTTTTCTTGATAGTCCATAAAGATGTCAGACGAATTACGGATGCCACAGTGAGTATCATTTAAGATAGCTACTTTCAAAATATATACCTTCGTTAATTTGAAGTGTCATTATACCACAGTTCACAGTACAAAGCAAGTCTTATTATTCGTCAAAGTGTCCGGTTAGATCCGAGTCAACATTCACTGCACGTCTCTTACGTTGTTTCTTCTCTTCCTTCGCATATTCTTTAAAGTCAGCATCTGCGTTCTTTACTACATCAATACGTTGTCGGAGTTGATCAACAAATGGGAGTACATTACTGTAGTCGGTGAATCCGTTGTCATCGTTCAAATCTAGGAACAGTTCGATACCCGCCTCTGCGATATACTTCATCTTGATATCTTGTTGACGTTTCTCACGTTGGATTCTACGTAGGAAGGCGTACCACGTAATCTGTGTAAAGTATGCGAATGCATTGGGTTTACCAGATCGTGTTGCAGCCTCTAGGTTGTAGTTCTCGATTGCCTTTAGACAGTTCTCTACCGCATCCATTACCATCTCTTCACGGTAAGTGTATCGGACAAAGTTCGCCTTGTGGGACAATCCTTCACTAATCTTTAGGAAACAACTGGCAATGTAATCCGGAACAATGGGTTTCGGTTTCCCTGCTTCCTTACACATTCGCGCATGACTAACATAAGTCACGACTGCCTGAGAAAACTCAGCGTTGTTTACGTAATGCGGTTTTTCTTTAGGTTTAACTTTCATATCATTGTTCTCGTTTGTTTTGCATATTATAACACACTTTCGCTGACAAGTCCAGCGTTATATTTCACACACTCGTCTTCGTAGATCACTAGAACTGAATCTATGGTCTCTACGGTTGAAGTGCAAGTCTATATCACGTTTACGACAGATGTCCTTACCCGTGAAATCCTGATCCCTGTACTCATCACCAAGTATACGTATGTCTATTTGGTACATATTAAGGATGTCTTCCAGATCTTCTTCACCCCCATACGGAATGATCTCGTCAACGTAACCAACTGCCTTGAGTTGTGCGTATCGTTCGACTACTGTCTGGATAGGTTTGTTTTTGCCTTTACGGCCAGAAGGATCAACTTGCAACCCACAGATAAGGTAGTCACAGTGATCTTTTGCTTCTCTCAACATCGACACATGACCAGCATGTAATAAATCAAATGCGGAACATGTAAATCCAATCTTTTTCATAATTATCTCAATTAACGCTTGACAGAAGTTGCGGGCAACTGTATAATAGAAGCACTTCTTCTGCCAGTCAGTATATGTAAAATTTAGTGAACTGTTTTCTCTGGATCTGGAAACTTCAGTATATTACTATTATTACCGTCAGAATCCAAGTTCATACTATCCATCACCCTATCATAAATGTCTTCAGATGACATACCTTCTTCAGCTGCATCAGCCATTATCTTATTCTTTTCCACTTCACTGATTGAATACAAATACTGTTTCATCATCGTTGGACTTGGGAAAGTAACAGACACAACATGTAATGATTTCAAGATAACGTAAACTTCCGGATCATCTTGATACGTCATGTAGGTTCGGAACGAATGATACCGTGTACCCTCATCGTCAATATCCGTCTGCAACTTCAACGCACGTCTTATCACTAGATCATATTCATCTTCTTCGATGATCTCACAGAGAATTTCCTCACCTGTAGATATCTTAATATGCTTAACGTCATACGGATTTAAATCACTCATCACTTTTTCCTTTCAAGTTTATAGGATAAATCTTATGTCTAAACTTCTCTTTATTATATATCTTTATTCTTTCTGCGCTATGCCGCAACGTGAAATTCTTATACGTTGTTGTATGTAGATCATCAGCTATGTCAAACAACTTAGTCGTTGCGTTATTATCGGACTTCCTTAATCCTCGTCCGATCGATTGGAGAACTTTGACTTGAGACTTTGAAGGACTTGCAAACACAATATTGTGTAGGTTGCGAATATTAATCCCAGTGCTAAAAGTCCCCAAACTAGCGACAATAATTCCATCATCTTGACTCTCCACGATGCCTCTGATTTGTTCCCGATCGGCGGCATCGACCTCACCGGAAACGTAAAATACCTTACGGTCTTCTCCAACCTTGTTACGGATTGACTCGAATAAGACCTTACCGTGTTTCTCGACAAACTGGAATAACACCAAAGTGTTACCCTCTTGCGCTAATGCAAGATTTGTTACAAAGCGAACTCTGTCCTCATTAGTTACTATATAGTCGATCTCTTCCTGATAGGTTTTGCCTTCCATCATTGCACAGATATCGTTATGGTATCTCAACAACAAAACAGAGATATCTAGATCCGCCAAGGTTTGACTAGCCATCAGTTTTACGGTGGTAGTCACCGTAAATACGGGGCCGAATAAACCTTCTAGTACCAGTTTGTTTGTTTCTGTACCGTCTAGTGTACCAGTCGTCCCCCATCTATATTCAGCATTGATACACTTGTCCATCATCGTAGATAGAGACTTGGCCTTAAATAGATGCACCTCATCCCCAAACACAGAGTCAAACTGTGTGAACCACTCCGGAGGGAATCTGTAGATAGATTGCCATGTGGATACGATGATTCTTTTATCGGTTACCTTCTCCTTACCGGAGTAGATACGATGTACATTATTCTGTACATCATAACCATAGTCTTCAAAGTCTTTGTACATCTGTTCCACTAGACTTGTAGTCGGAACAATAATGAGTGTCTTACCTTCGGTTC